ATCAAGGAGATGGATTTACCGATGTTGGTCGCGCTCGCGCAGCACAGTTAGCGGCTGGTCGTCCTGTTTCGTTGCGTACAATCCGACGCATTAACTCTTATTTAATTAGACACAAAAAAGACGCACTTGGCGAAGGTTACAAGCCTGGAAGTAAAAAATATCCAAGTCCAGGACGAGTTGCTTGGGCAGCGTGGGGCGGAGACCCTGCAAAATCTTGGGCAGAATCAATTGTGCGTCGCGCCGAAAATGCGGAAAAGTCAATGGATGTTATTAAAGCAGACGAAGAAAGAAAGTTTACTTTAGCACCGATGTATATTCCTGATCGCCTTGATGCTCATAATGAATGGACAGACGCAGACGAATTACAAAAAGCAGTTTGGGATTATGTTAAGTCAAATGATCGCCGTATTCGACTTCAACATAACAAAGATGTTGTAGCGGGCGAATGGGTAGAAATAATGACATTCCCATACGAACTAACAGTTCCTATGAAAAAAGCAGACGGCAGTACAACAAGTGCGACCTATCCTCCTCATACCGTGTTCTTAGGCGTTCAATGGGAAGATTGGGCTTGGGACATGGTTAAAACAGGAAAGTTGCGCGGTTATTCCATCGGAGGAAAAGCCTCGCGACTATCAGCAGATCTTCCCGAAAAACAAGAAGTGGTTGAAAACTCCGATCCGTCGGTCAATGCGGTTCATGTCGATACAATTATGAAACCAAGACGAAGGAAAAAATAATGGGCGTATTTCTAGGCGACTACAACATTTTCGGCAAGCGCGACGATATGAATGTTATCCGCGATAAGAATGGCAAGTATGCGTCCGTAATCCGAAAAGAAGAAAGCGATAAATGCCCAATCGCTACTCAAGATGTTTCAGTTAATCTTGCTAACCGCGAAAAGGCGATCGAAACAGCAGCATATGGTCCACTTAATCCAGCCGAACCGAACACCGATTTTTGGGAAGCAAAGGCAAAGCGTTGGGATCTTCCAATCGCCGAAGCCAAAAAATCAAAGTGTGGCAATTGCGCAGCGTTTATTAAAACCCCCGAAATGTTGGAATGTATCGAAAGTGGTCTCGGAGATAAGAACCCAACAGGTGCGATGGATACCATCAAAGCAGGGGATCTCGGATATTGCGAAGCGTTTGATTTCAAATGCGCCTCAGCCCGTACTTGTGACGCTTGGATCTCAGGTGGTCCAATAACAAAAGCAAAGAATCTAAAAACAGGTGATGTAGTTTTGTATTCAATTCGCAAGCCCGAAGGAACTATCTACGCCACAGCACAGATTGAACGAGTTGAAACAAGCGGAAAGGTCAAACTCGAAGGTACAGGCGAGTCTAAAGAAGCGACTCCCGAAGATCCAGTAGCAGTTCTCCGTGTTTACGCCGAAACCGAATCAGGTTTACGGGAGACCGATCGCCGTGTGGTAAAACCTTTCAGCGAACTTCGCCGAACCAGCAAGAAACTGGAAAAAGCACTAGAAGATACCCTTGCCACAAAGGTAAAAGAACATAATGAATCGGTCGGAAATGCGGCAGGTAAAAGAACCACCGTTGGAACCTTAATGAATGTTTATCGCCGTGGGATCGGTGCATACAACACAAATCCATCCTCAGTGCGCCCGAATGTTACAGGTCCCCAACAATGGGCGATGGCTCGCGTCAATGGATTCCTGTATGGGCTAAAGAACAATAGATTCAAGAACAAGCCTTATGACACCGATTTGCTACCCGAATCCCACCCACTTCATAGGAAAGATAAATAAACACTGGCTGCTCTAAAATGCCCGCAGTGTGGCACATATTTTAAGCGTAAGTTTGGTGGTATTCTTTCTGATGGAACAGTAGTATGTATCAACTGCAAAGTAAATGAACTCGGCAAGATTTTGATACAGGAAACCAAAAAGGTAGATTAAGTTCTCCGCCTCGGAGATACCTCCCTATCTTCGAGGCTCTTGTGTGTCGCGGTGGCATTTATCACACAGTTTGATGTTATTCTGCTCAACATGATGTGGAGGTTGCTAGATGCCTAAGGCTCGTAAGATGGTTTCACTTAACATCGAAGAAACTAGCGGTGTCGATCATCCAGCACATCTACAAGAGGGGTGGTTGGTCATTAAATCTACAGATTCAGATGTATCAGACCTTCTCTCAGACCTTGTAAAAAATGAAAACACTTCAAGCAATCGCTTGAACCAAGATGGGACTGAGGAGGAACCAATGCCCCAAGACGAAGCAACAGTTGAAACTACAGAAGTAGTTGAAAAAGATGCTCTTGCCGACGCTCAAGCAAAGATTAAAGAACTTGAGATGAAACTAGGCGAGACAATGAAAGAACTAGAAAAAACCAAAAAAATGTACGGCAACATGATGGATGACGAAGATAAGAAAAAGTCAATGCACGATAAGGACGACAAGAAAATGAAAAAGTCCGATGACGAAGAACTTATCAAATCAGCACCAGAGGCAGTACAGATTATGGTCGCCGAAATGCGCAAGGCAGCAGACGAAGCAACAGCCCGCGCTACAGCAGCAGAAGAAGTTTTATTAAAAGAGCGTGAAGATCGCGCAGATGCCGAATCAATTACAAAGGCAAAAGCATGGGGACATCTTCCAATCGAAGCAGAGAAGATTGGTCCCGCCTTGCGTCGCTTGGCAGGTATCGATGCTGATCTTGCTAAGTCAGTTGAAGAAATGCTTAATGCTGTTGAAGCACAAGCAGAATCAGCAAACATATTTGCCGAAATCGGCAAGTCAGCAACTCCTACCAACGGTTCTGCTTACGAGCAGTTAACCTCAATGGCAAAGGCTGTTGCTGAAACAAGTGGTGTAACTTTCGAACAAGCGTTCGCGGATGCTGTTTCTAAGAACACCGATCTCTACAGCCAGTACCTCAACGAGAAGGGTGTCAAGTAATGGCATATGAAATCAGTAATTACTCAGTAAAGGTTACGCTCGTTGCGGGTGCAGATCTTTCAACAAAGCAATACACATTCGTTAAATTGGATTCATCAGGACAAGCAGTCGCAGCAGCAGCAGCCACCGATGTTCCAATTGGCGTGCTACAGAACGCTCCAACCTCAGGACAAGAAGCAGAAGTGCTAATTGTTGGAGGAACAAAGATTGTTGCTGGAGCAGCAATAGGCGAAGGCGCACTTGTAGGAACTTCATCTACAGGCAAGGCAGTTGCTTTAGTCGCTGGAACCGATACAACCAAGTATGTCGTGGGTACATTGTTAACAGAATCAGCCGCAGATGGAAACATCGTGACTGCTGTAATTAACTGTGCTAACCCAGGCAGAGCAGCATAAGGAGCGAATAAACTATGCCACAGCCAAATATCAATTCAGTTCATGTTGATGCGATCCTGACAAATATCTCAGTAGCGTATCTACAAAATCAAGACAACTTCATCGCGGACAAGGTATTCCCTGTAGTTCCAGTCGATAAGAAGTCAGACAAGTACTTCACATATACCAAGAATGATTGGTTCCGTGACGAGGCTCAACGCCGTGCGGATGGAACAGAATCAGCAGGTAGCGGATACAACCTTTCAACAGGTACATATTCAGCAGATGTATGGGCTTTCCATAAGGATGTAGGCGATCAGACAGTAGCGAACGCCGATGCTCCTCTAAATCCTCTACGCGAGGCAACCGAGTTTGTAACTCGTCGTTTGCTTCTCCGCAAGGAAATCCAGTTCGTATCTGATTTCTTCACCACAGGTGTATGGGCAGACGATGTAACTGGTGTCGCAGGTGCGCCATCATCAGGCGAGACAAAGCAGTGGTCAGACTACACATCCTCAGATCCAATCAATGATATCGAGGCTGGAAAGTCTGAGATTCTATCTAGTACAGGAATGGAAGCAAATACCCTAGTTCTAGGATATGAAGTTTTCCGTCAACTAAAGAATCACCCAGATCTAGTCGATCGAATCAAGTACACAAGTTCACAAACAATCACCGAAGATATGCTTGCTCGTATGTTCGATCTTGATCGTGTTCTTGTTGCTAAGGCAGTTAAAGCAACTAACAACGAAGGTGCTTCTGATGCGTATTCATTCGCATATGGTAAGAGCGCACTTCTTTGCCACACTGCTTCTGCTCCTGGCTTGCTAACACCTTCTGCTGGATACACCTTCTCATGGACAGGTGTTTCAGGCGGTATCGGTTCAACAATTGGCGTAAGTTCATTCCGTATGGAATCACTAAAGGCAGAGCGCGTCGAGGCTGAAATGGCTTTCGAGAACAAAGTAATTGGCTCAGATCTTGGTTATTTCTGGAACACAATCGTCGCTTAATAAGTAACAACAGGTAGGG